TGTTGTTCTTCAAAGAATTCCACGCAAGCGCCAGTGACATGACACCGTCGTCGTGAAGTCCAGTCGGTGCGCTATATTGAACATTGCGTGTTTTCGGATTGTAAATATAAGTAAAAGATTCAAGTTCATCAAGCAACCATTTCACATCGTTGACACGAATCGATTGTTGTTCGAATGACAACGCAAGGTCTTCAATCAACACTGGTTTCGACTTCGACGTTGTCACGAATGGAACGACCTTGTTTCGCAATGTGTTGTGAAGCATTTCATAAAAGACGTCGCCTTGGTTGTTGACTTCGACCGTGGTGATTGCGTTGTATTGACGAATCAAGTTCGCCACCTTATCAATGATTCGCGACCAGTCATCGTGGCGCCAGCGTTCAACGTGAACCATGTGACCGTGTTCATTCAGGATAGTCAACACCGTGTAATCGTCAGCGCGACCGATGTCAAGACCACCATACATTCGTTGTGTTCGTTCACCTTGACCGATACAAGCCGACACACCTTTGAACAATCCACCAGCGTTGTCAAGGAATTCCGCAAGGTATTCTTGACGGAACACGTGGTCAGGCAATGACCGCTTTCGTTCTTCGAGTTCCTTCGGATCAATCATCGGATTGTCGAATGAAGTGAAATGGAAATAACGGTAACGGTCATCGTAGTTTTGCTGAAGACACACCCGGTGAAAATGATTCTTTCCCTTCGGTGTTGAAATAAAGATGACCTTCTTTCCTTTGACCAAGACCGTCGCCGACAATACTTCGTCCCAAAGTTCTGGACGTGTGAACGCGAATTCATCGACCACCATGTAATCGAATGTATTTCCACGAATGTTGTCTGGTCGTTCACCTGAAAAGAATTCAATCGACGAACCGAACCCGGTGATTCTCAAATCGGATTTGTTGAATTCAAACAATCCCGACTTTGCCACGGCGCGTTCAAGTTCAGCGAACACCTTCTTTCCTTGTTTGTACACGGGTGTCACCCAAGCAATCGTGCAACCACGGTCATTGATTGCCCACCAAAGAAGTTGATTGATTCCAAGCATTGTTTTACCGAACTGACGTCCGATGTTCAAAGCGAAATACTTTTCTTTGCCTTGGTTGATTGCTTGATGAATTTCAAGCTGGTGTTTGTGCGGTCGGTAACCTTTAATCGTTGACATCGAAATCGAACTTGTCCACGGTGCGCGTTTCGACTTGTTGTCGGTCGTGCATTCCCAGTTTGTTCTTTGCGTAGAAAATTCCCTTTCCTTCATTCGCCACGATGTCACGCGCCAACGCATTGAAGTCGTTGTCGATTGTTTTTATAGTGTTCGACAATGGATGTGATTCGTCCTTCATTGCGTCGTACCAGTTCGTTCGTGAATAAAAGTCAAAGTGTTCCCGTCGAAGCCAGTGTAAAAGAAAATAAGACACGGTCGGAATGTGACGTTCCTTCACTTGCTTCACGCCTGAATTCGTCGCGATTTCTTTTGTTGATGAAATACAATAATCACAATAGCGATAAGCCATTTCAAGCAATTCATCTTTGTCGATGTTGCGGTGTTTGTTTGCCATAAGAATATAAGTTCCCCTTTATTATGTTTAGTTGTTCGGAATTCCCGAACGGTTCGTGATTTGTTCCAGTCCTTTGAATTTATTGAAAGGTGTCATTCCTTTCCCGTCTTTGATGTCAACCAACATCAATCCGTTTTGCTTAAGCGAAGTTACATGAACCTTTGCGTTCGCTTGTTTCACACGTTGCCACGAAATTTTGTCAAGTCCGCGATCACGCGCCACGTCGAATAAGTTCCAGTTGATACATTCAAGGAATTTTCGTGAATACACTTTGCCAGCACCACACGGTTCACCTTTGCGATTGTTCGTGTAACCTGACCAATAATGAAGTGCGCCTTCGTTTTGAAAGTAAATGTCTTTGAAGCCAATCATGTCGAAGTCAGGAATGGTTCTTTCAACGTAATTCAGGAAAGCTTCGTCAATGTAGTCATCCGAACCCAAAAGAATAACCGCGTCGAAATCGATTTGTTCCAGTGTTCGAATTGCCATGTTCCATTTGTAGCTTAATGGATTGTTTCGGTATTTCGCCATTGCGAAAATGTCTTGTGTTTCAAGGAACGCGCCGTCTTCGTCGTTTGAGTAAATGAAGACCTTGTCGATGAACGGCATTCGTTCAATACATTCGGCGACCGTGTTGTGTCGTCCGTGCATGGCGGTGACGGTGATTATTTTCATCGGTTGTTGTTTCGTGTTATTCGTGCAGGATTCCCCACCAAGACGGTGTTCGATTCAAGCGGTGTTTTCTTTGTAATTACAGCGGACATTCCGACCATACATTTTGAAGGTATCGTCACGCGCTGGTGAATCGTTGCGTTCATTCCGATGTTCGTTTGTTCATGGATTTCAACGAACCCACCGATAACCGCATGCGGTGAAATCGTCACGTCTTTGTGAATGATTGCGTCGTGTCCGATGTGAACCGTCTTCATGATATAAGCGCCGTCGTCAATGATTGTAGGTCTTTCCGATCCAGCGTCGATTGTTGCATGACCGTGAATCGTGACATTGTTACCGATGACAACACCGAATCCGTTTTGACCTTCGTGTCGTTTCGATTCCGCTGGTGCGCCGATTATGCAAAACGCACCGATTGTGACGTTGTGACCAATCGTGACGCCCGGATATATTATTGCTGTTTCGTGGATGTCAACCATTGTTCAATATCTTGTCGTGTTGTTGTTCGTGTTCCTTTGAATCCAAGTTCAATCGCTTCGCGTCGAAGTTCCCCGAACGTCTTTTGTTTCGTGCCGACAAAGTGAAGCTTCGGCGGTTGTTCGTTCATGTGAAGTTCGTTGTTTTCTTGACGTACCGCTGGACGAATCTTGTCTTTGTTTTGGTTCAGCTTGTCCATTGCGATTCGAACACACGTTGCGCAAGCTTTGTTCAGTTTACCGAATCCGAGCGCTTTGTAATGAACCGCCAGTTCTTCTTTCAAGGTGTCATCCAGATTCGCGTATCGATGTCGACCGAAGTTTTCAAGCTGGTGTCGAAGTCCGTTACTTATATTCATATATCAAAATTAAGTCCGAAATAAGATAGGCAACGAAGGCGAATGGAATCATTGACCAATCGGTGATAAGATAAATCGCCAGCGCCGTCCAGAATGACAAGCATGACTGACAATTGAATGGTTTTGTATTCGGTAAATCAAAGGACATCAACGCCCGTGCAATCGCTACCGCAATAATCGTGTAAATCATTTTTGAATTGTTTTATTGTTTTATGAATTGTGTCCAAGGAAATCCCGGTCAGTTCCTTGATGTCCCTGAATGTCATTCCACAAAGGTGCATTTTTGTGATTTCCTTGATGAATGGATCACCATGGTTTGAATGAAGATAAGTGTCAAGCATTTCGCTGAATTCGTTGTTCGAAGGTGAATCATGTGAATCAATCACGTCGTTGATTGCTTCGCCGTCGCTTCGGTACAGTCGCCAGAATTCCGACCTTTGCCACGTCCATTGATTGAACGCGAAGCGAGCGAAAACAGCTGGAATGTCGGAAAGATGAAAGTCAAAGCGGTGCATGAGAATAAAAACATGACCAACCAAATCCGCATGAAGTTCGTGGTTCGAAGTAATTTTCCGAGCGATTTGATAAGCTTCATCTTTCCAAAAATCCATGTGACTAAATTACAAAATAATTAAACCAAGCGACAAAAAATTCTTGTCCGACTGGTTTTCCCTTCATGAAACGATACAACATCGAGTAATTGACCTTCATGTCTTCGGACAAGTGTTTCATGTTGTAACGCTTATTCAGTTTCGAAGTTGTCATTGTTCTCATCCAGTCAACGACATTGTTGTCGTTAGAAAGGTAAATCGTCATCGTCTTCATTTGCTGGTGTTTGTTTTGTTTGTACTGGTTCGCCTGAAAGATTAATCGACCAAGCTTCGACGGTGTTGAAATACTTGGTGACACCTTCAGGTGATTTCCATTCACGACCACGAAGGTTGTAACTTACTTCGACCACGTCCCCATTGTTCAGGTTCGCGACAAGGTCACATTTGTCATTGACCACTTGAAAGGTCAAGAATTGTGGAAATTTTTCATCGAATGTCTTGATTGTGAAATCTTGTTTTCGGAACTTGTCCGAGATTGTTTGTAATGGCGTCACGTTGACAACCGTTCCTTTTTCTTTGTTCATGTTTATTGTATTAAATTTATTACTATTAAAGCGCCGACGACGTAACCGAACGCCAGCGAAAAAGCCATTTTGATTCGTTCATTCCATTGTTTGCTTTCAACCATGTAGCCAGCGAAAGCCAGCGTCAAGAATGGCGCGATGAAAGCGAAAAACAACATTCCGAAGGTATTCTTGTCCGCGACAAATCGAATGTAAAATGTCGAAGATATTTCCATGATAACCGCGGACGCGAAAATGATTGCGTATTTCATTTGTCCAGATTGATGTCATTTTCCTGAAGGATGTCGAAGAATTTTTCCCGGATTCGTTCAACTATTTTCCATTCTTCGTCGTTCAGTTCTTCGTATTTCCAAAGCGTTCGAAGTTCGGAATTGATTTCCCACAACGCGTTCAACATCGCGGTTCCTTTCGTGGCGCAATAGAATTCAGCGTCGTCGTCTGGTAGGTTGAATTCAAGTGTTGCTTTCATATTTTTGTTTATAGTATTTTTCCGCAGTTGAATACGGTTCGTGTCTTAATAAAAATGATGTGTTATAAGCTTCAACAATTTGTTCTTTTTCCATTTCTTTTGCTTGTTGTAAACATTTGTTTATTGAACGAATATCTAATGGTGTTAAAAGAATGTGTTCATATAACCATTCAACCGCAGTTTGTTTCATTGTTCTTTATTTTATTGCGTATCGCGATTCTCGATTACATACGGAAATGTCTTGTGATAAACTTCTTCAAGCGCATAGGGACAACCTGAATTCAAATGTCCTTGTTTATAGAAGAA